ACTACTACCACATCAGCACATGACGAGACAACCAACGGCATAACTTTAGCATGGGCTTTAGAGCTTATGGAAAAGTTTGGAAACAACGAGGTCCCTGATGATGGTCAGAGATACGCAGTTGTAGGTTGGGAGCAATGGTCACAGCTAATGGCAATCGATCAATTCTCAAGAGCAGAATATGTTGGTGAGAATGATCTTCCTTTTCCTACTGGTGTAACAGCCAAAAGATGGTTAGGTTTCATGTGGTTTGCACATGGTGGTCTACAAGGAAGAAACGGATCAGGAGCCGCTGGTACTACACACAAAGAGTGTTTTGCTTACCATAGAGATGCCGTTGCACATGCAATCGGTACAGATATAACTTCAAATATGCAATATCACAACGATAAGGACAGCTACTTTGTATTAAACAAAATGCAACAGAACGCAGTCTTAATCGATGCTGAAGGTGTATTTGAGCTAGAACTAAAGAACTAGGAGGGAAACATGGCTTTTGTACAATCAGATTTAAGTTTAGTTTCCTATTCAGGTAATGGTTTTCATATCTGGCACTACACATCAACAGATGCGTCTACAGCAATCGATGGAGCAGGTTATTTTAATGACATGGCTAATGAGATGAATGTAGGTGACGTTATCTTTGCTAACACAGCAACAGGAGGTACACCTGTGTACGGAATGTTTGTTGTGAATGCAAATGATGGCACAACAGTCGATGTGGCCAATATAGTATCATTATCTGGAACAGATTCTGACTAATGGCTAAGAAACCAACAACAACAAAGAAGGAGGTAGCTGTAAAAGCTACTTCCTCTACTAATTCCAAAAGAATAATCTTTGGGTCAAAAGTAACACTTGGGAGCAGAGTAAATGCCAAAAGCTAAAGATGGTAAAGAATTTCCATATACAAAAGAAGGTCTTGCACAACTTGCATCTTATAACAAAAAGCTAAATAGAAAAAATAAGAAAATGGGGAACAAGGACACTACTTCTAAGGACAAAACAGAAAGTCCTTATAACAAAGTACGTTCTGACAATGTTCCAAGTACATAGAGATTTAAATGCCAAATACTGCCAAGACCGATATTGAAGTAGCACAGAGGGCAATGGTCTTAGTAGGCATGGAGCCTTTATCTTCTTTTACAGAAGCTACAGATGAAGCTCTAGTTATGAACACTAGCTATGAAGACATAGTTGAAGATTGTTTAGCACAGAATAACTGGAACTTTGCTACTGGTCAGATACAGTTATCAAGACTAGCTGATGCACCAGTAGATCGTTGGGATGCTGCTTATGCAATGCCAACTGAGCCTGCTGTTATTCAAGTGCAAACGATAACAATCGAAGATGCTGTTCAGCAATACGATATCTATGAAAGATACATTTATCTAAATGCTAATGAGAATGACAGGGTTGTTCTTAATTATATATTTAGAGTTGATACTCAGTATTGGCCACCTGCATTTACTTTATGGGTTATATATCGGCTTGCATCAATTTTGGCTTTATCTGTTACAAGGAAAGCAGATATTGCACGTTCATACAGTCAGCTTGCCGATGTGCAATTTAGAAGAGCAAAAGCCAGGGATGCACAACAAGTTACAACTCAACAAGTGGCATTGAGTAGATATCACAGAATTAGATTAGGTTCTGGAATCTTTACAAAAATTGAAGGGACTACAGGAACTTGAATGAATGGCACTTCTAAGACAATTCACGACTAATTTTTCATCAGGGGAATTATCCCCTCTTTTATCATCTAGGGTTGATGCTGAAGCCTATCGTAATGGAGCATACAGGCTCCGTAACGTAAGGTTAAAGGCTCAAGGTGGTTGCACTAGAAGACCTGGGCTTAGATACCTTCAGACCCTCGCAAATGAGACTTATCAAACAGAAGCTTATGTTTACGATGAAGATGAAGCTTACATTTTATTATTTAGTGATACCAAATTAAGGGTTGTAGATATATCAAGCCCTACAACAATACTGCAAACAATAACAAGTTGCCCTTGGACATCTTCACAAATAGGTTCATTAGTTGTTGCACAAAGTGGTGACACGATGTTTGTGACACATCCAGATATTCCAATGCAACAAATACAAAGAACAAGTGCCAGTAATTTTACAAGAACTGCTTTTGCATTTGATTCTTCAAATGGATTGACTTATCAACCATATTATAAATTTGCATCAGGTAGTGTTACTATTACTCCTGGACAAACACATGGTTCAACAACATTGACTGCAAGTGCTGATGCATTTACATCAGACTACGTTGGTTTATATTTAAGGTTGGTTGATTCTGCTGGTTTAGTATTTCATGCAGAAATTACTGCATACACTAGTGCAACTGTTGTTACAGCAACTATATCTGGAACAATGTCTAATACAAATGCCATTACTGACTGGCAAGAACCAGTATTTAGTTCTGTCAGAGGGTATGCAAGAGCCGTAACATTACATGACCAAAGATTAATATTTGGTGGTAGCCGTGACCTTCCTAACTTTTTATTTATGTCAAAGATTGGTGAGTTTACTAATTTTGATGTTGGAACAGGAAATGACGATGAATCAATACAAATACAAATTGCAGAAGCACAGGTATCCGAAATCAAAGCCTTGCAGTCATTTCGATTTCTCACAATCTTTACTTCTGAGCAAGAACTCTATGTGCCAACTAGTGAGAACAAACCTCTTACACCCTCAACCATTACAGTTAAGAAACAAACTAGCTATGGCTCAGGAGCTGTCCAACCTCAAGAATTTGATGGTGCTATAGTTTTTTTGACTAAATCAAAAGGTGCTATTCGTGAATTTATATTCTCAGATATATCGCAGGCATATAACTCAGACTCAATAACCTTGTTATCAGAACATCTTATTGGAACACCTACAGCTATTGAAGCACAACGTGAATCATCAGATCAAATGGAAGGTTATTTGTATTTACTGAATTCAGATGGTCATATGCCAGTATTTATGTCTATAAGAAAAGAAAAGGTTCAAGGTTGGGTTAGATATGATACCAATGGTGATTTTAAAAATATGGTTAATGTTAATAGACAAATATATACAATAGTTGAAAGAACTATTGATTCATCTACAGTCAAATCATTAGAGCTTTTCAAAAATGATTATTATTTAGATATGTCTTCTCAGCTAACTGGAAGTTCTTCAGCTACTTGGACAGTTGCACATTTACCTAATACAGAAGTACAGGTTAGATCTGGAAATTACTCACTAGGTACATTTACAACAGACGGAAGTGGTGTTGTTACACTTGGTCAAGAGGTCACATCTGTGGAAATAGGGTTAGCTTATACACCTGAGATAACTACATTACCTCCTGAAATGCAGTTGCCAGATGGTGTTAGTGTTGGTCAAAAAAGAAGAGTTGTAAGGGCTGTTCTTGATTTAGTATCAACACTTAATGTGAAAGCAGGAGGCACAAGAATTTTGCTAAGATCAGTAACAGACGATTTTTCTCAAGAGCCTACTGCTCTTACACAAAGAAAAGAAGTCTTTTTATTAGGTTGGTCAAGGGAAGGAAGGGTAACAGTTACACAAGAGGAACCATTGCCAATGACACTTAACGGCATATTATTAGAGGTAGAAGTTTAATGGGAGCTGCTGGATACGGATTGAGTGCAGTTATGTCACTAGCTGCTGCAAGACAAGCACAAAAAGCATATGCTAATGATGCACAAGCTGCTTATGAACAAGCTGAAATGGCTAAGATACAAGCTGACCAAGAAGCTATAAATAGAACGGCACAACTAAATGCCCAACTTGCAAGTATATCTGCCAGTGCTGGCAGTGGTGGGGTAGCAGTCGGAACAAGTGGCAGTATTCAAAATATAAGAAGAAGAGAAACACAGTTAGCTAAAGCCGATGTTTCTGCTATCAAGCTTATGGGTTTTCAGAATAGACGTAAGTTTCAATTACAGGGTCAAGCAAGCAAAACTAAAGGAAAAGCTGCTTTACTTACTGGATTGGGTAATGCAGCACAATCAGGTACAAAAGCATATGATGCAGGTGGTTTTGGTAAGGATTAGATATGGCTATTAAAAGAACTATCAAAAGACAAAATTTAGTTAGCCCAGTTGCTATGGATTATAGTAGTGGTGGTTTGGCGATGGCACAAGCTAGCCAAAATATTGCTAATACAATATCTAATGTTACCAAGTTTGTAGATGACAATCAGTTTCAACAAGCAGTTCTTGATGCTGAAATAGCAGGAAGACAACTTGGCACACAGACAATAAAAGATAAAGAAGGTAATACAGTTCCAAAGCCATTAGACCAAATGTCTCTTAATAGCTTTACTGCCGATATTTACAACAAAGCCAATCTTAGAAAAGCACAACAATATTTTAAGAAAGAAGCTATCAATAGCTATGGCTTGGCTTTACAAAACCATGCACAAGATGTGGCAAATCAATCTTTTCAAGAAAATCAAGGCAGAGTTGATGGAGATGGTAACCTTTTGGTCAAATCTGCTGGAGAACAATATATTGATGGCATTAAAAAAAATATTTCACCAGAAGTTTTTAATGTTATAAGCCCAACATTAAGCAATGTATGGGGAAAGGCAACTAGACAGGCTTCTGCTCAGAGAATAAAAGATGTAAAAAATACTATACTATTTGAAGCACAAAAAGGCCTAAATAACATTTTAGTGCAAGAAATAAATAACATATCGAATGGTGCAGATGATGAAAGTATTGAATTTGTTGAGAGACGAAAATCAGAATTATTTGAGCTTATAGATAGTAATTCTGCAAGTAAATTAGACGCAGACAAAGCCAAGATTGTATATGGTCAAGAACTGCAAACTGGTGTTGCAGTAAATGCTGTGGATTTAGCCATAGAGTCTGGTGTATCAATACCAGAGCTTTTGCAAATGGCAATAGATACTCGAATCAACTTTGCTAATGACCCAAATATAGATGGTGATAAAGTTGAAACAGCAATGAAATCTAAGATTGCTATTTATGAAAAGCTTGAGACTGATATTCGTCAAAAATCTATTAGAGAATCTACAACTAAACTGGCAACATTACAGTTAAATTTAATTAATAATACTGTAGTAAGTGAAACTGATATTCAGTCATTAAGACTTGAAGATCAGGTTAGGTTTTATAAATTTAGAAATGCCTTTACAAAAACTGTAGATGACAATGTTTCCAAAAATTTGAATACAAATATTTCCGATATTGTTAATAGAGTAAAACAAGATTTTATAGCTCCAGCATCACCAACACAAGTTGATTTTGCTGAAGAAAGTTCTGATTTACTAAAGAATAGAGCTAAAATAAATATTATAAATGATTTAGTTGGCCAGCTTGGTCACAAGGATATAAGTAATACTAACAAAAATAGCATATATGGATTAGTTAATGATGTTCAAAAAGAAACATTAAAAATATCTAATGATGGTTTTAAAGCCATGATGGAAAGAATGTTTAATGGTAGTGAATCCACCCCAATGATTCCACCTAACATGCTTTTAAAAAAAGAATATATTGATGAACTTAAAAAGAAAGGTGTTGTTGGTTTAGGTACTGAAAATGCTTACACAGAAGAGCAATGGACAAAAAGAGTTCTTACATATGATAAAGAATATAGAAAGAAACAAAAAGAAGCTTATGAAGCAAGTAAAATAGGTGTTGCCCAGGAAAAGGGTGTAGAGCTTAATGTTACACAGAAAAACTTATTAGAAAATAATCTTATACCTCAAACATTTACCTACAATGGTGCTGAAACAGAATATGATGTTACACATCCTAATGAGCAAATAAGAAACGAAAGTATTGCACATTATGCCAAAATGGTTCAGTCTTTTGGTTACATACCACAGAAATTATCAGGTTTATTTAATAGTGTAAGAACATTAAAAGATGATAATTTTACATTTGCCAAAATGGCTTACTCAACAATAAAAGCAGCCGTATATAAAAAAGAAGGCAGATATGCAGATTCAAAGTTTCAAATAATAGCTAACAATAGTGGGATTGATTTATCACTAATGGAATCATCTATGTATTATGATGATGCAGGTATGTTTAGAGAAGCTCACAAAAGTCAATCTATAAATAGAAGCTTGTCTGAGCATTTTGCACTTGATGGCAGTTCTGATGAAGAAATCTTTGATGCTGGATTTCAAGAGGTCAAAGAATATTTAGATGGTAATTTTATAACCAATTTCTTTACTGATAATATTGGTGGTGATCCTTATGAAGAAAGAGCATTAAAGGCTTTTATAAGTGAAAGTGGTGCTGAAAATTTTGAAGATGCTATTATTCGTGACCCTTCAATCAAAAATGAAATGATTAAATATGTAAAATATAAAGTATCTCAAGGTGCTGTGTCTAAAGATACTAAAGGTTTACAGGTAGCTGTAAAGCAAGCATTTTTTAAATTTGCACCTAATCTAAGTATACATGAAGATCAAAATGGTAAAACATATCTAATAAAAGGTGTCAGTATTGTTAGACAAGGCCAAACAACTGTTCCTTCAGGTGGCCCAGTTGTTACAAAGGACATGATTGTAAATGATATGCTTAGGTCTTATAATTCTACATTTGCTGGTGGAACTCAAGATCCAGTAATACAAGATGCCATTGATAAAGGGCATATTATGTTTATTGGAAACAATGAATCAGCAGGGCAACAAACGTATAAAGTTGTAGCTGTTACAGAAGATGGAAGGTTTCCAACATTAGCAGATAATTACACATGGGATTATAATGGTTCTCAACTTGAAAGTGATTACTATGAGGCACTAGAAAAAATTCAAGATGGTGGTGTAAGAAAGCTTTTAGGAAGCTTTGATTTTATGTCTAGAAATAATCTAGAAGCAGTAATGGACTCTATACAATCTAATAGAGATTATGCAGAAGGATTTAAAAAACTTGTTAATACTTATAACTCTATTGCGACAACTATCAATAGGGCACCAGTTTCCTATACACAAATACTCCCTTATTTAACTTCTGATACAAATCAAAAAGATTTAGAAAACTTCTTTGATAGATTTAGAGCATTAAGGTTTGATGTTAGATGATTGAATCTCATCTTAAACCCATTCAACAACAGCTTATGTCTAAAGTTGAAGAAGAAAATGTAGACTCTATTGCTACATATAATGACGTATATAAAAGTCCAATCGTAGCTCCAGAAGAATATAGTTTTAGTGAATCAGTTGGTGCAGGGTTTAGGCAATATACTGGTGCTATGGCTTTATCAAGATTGATAGAGAACATTGACTTTGAAGACGACCCATCGTATGACCCTTTAAAAGATTCACAGGTACCAAAAGGATATGAGTGGCGATTTCTCAATAGTGCAAGTGCTAATGAAACTAAAGTCCGACTAGAAAGATTAGACTCTGATCTAAAAGATTTAGATATAATAGAAAATGGTAATATATTAGGTGTTGGTTTAGGAGGTCTTGCTTCCCCATTTACTATTGCACCGCTTGGCACATATAAAATGTTAAGCCAAACAAGTTTTTTGAAAAGATTTTTAGGTAGCACAGCTTTTACAACGACTTTATATGCTCCAGAAGAATTTCTTATTGCATCACAGTCTGAAGGCAGAACTGAAATAGCACAAACACTAATACCACTCGTAGGTGCAGGAATAATAGGTGGTACAATCGGTGGTTTATTTGGAAGACGAATTGCTGGTGGTATGAGGCCAGCAGATGATTTTGCACAAGAAGGCGAAGAAGGAATATTTAGAAGTGTAGGTGCATCAGCTGATGAAGGTAGTCCACAGAATTTAAGAAGATCAATGGATAATGAGGCTCTTGAAGAAACTGGTATCAATCTTGAAAAACTAAAGTGGAATCCAGTTACTAGACTGACACAAAGTGCAAATCTTACATCTAGAAAGATTGTTTCAGGACTTGTTGACATGGGTGGTGTCATACAAAAGAAAGTCCAGGGAGGTAAGGTTACTGGTGAATCTATGGATCAATCTGTTGAGACAACTTTTAGAAGCACCTATCTTAGTTCATTGCTAGATTCAATGAGGGCAATGGATACTGCATACCTTGGATTTAGAGGTGTTGTTGCTAAGTCTGGTGACATTGGAAGATCAATGCAGTTACTCACTATGAAAGGTAAAGATTTCATACAACGTAATCAAACACTAT